CCGGATATGCCGACAGTATTCATAGACGATATAGCTGTTCCACTCCCGGCCCGGACCAAAGGTGGGGACGAGGTAAGCGATAATGATGCCGAGTTGCTTAACACTATCCTGCATAGAAGGGTCAAGGCAAAGCTGCGCTGGCTCTTATCTCGGCGAGAGATCAGGCCAGATGAAGTCCAAGCTAAGGCTGATGAGCTTTGTGACCAGCCGATGCTGGCCCACGTTACCCTCGACGACTCTGACGAGTACGATCCAATCATGGCCGAGGCGCTAGTCATCGCCAAAGAGGCATATATGGCCAAGGCTGCCGCCGAGGGTGTCCCTTTGCCTGAGCCTAAGCATCTTGACATGCATCTAAGATACCTAGTGAACAATGTCCCGGTGATACAGGAGAAGGCTCGGATCAGGGTCGAGGCCCGGTACAAGGCTGCGTCTAAGTTCGTCAATGGAGATTAGGGCGTGAACAACCTAGAGACGCAGTGCGCGATGATCTTGAACGCGGCCCTGACCTCAGCTCTCGGCATCGTGGTCAGGACCAACGACGCGGCCAAGGCTAGGGCGACCCTATACCGTGTCCGAAAGCTGCTAGGCGATGTAGAACTAGGTCAGCTACAGATCAGAGTATCACCCGATGATAGCGAACACGAGCTATGGATTATTCGTAAGACCGAAGTCGGACCTACCTTTGATCCCAATGCAGCGTAGGGTGGCGTTATGCCGAAGATCACCGATGAGCCCCTTGAGGCCATTCAGGTTCGCCTGTTCAAGTCCGATCTGGACTATCTTAGGAGGCAGCACCGAGGCGATGTAGGAGTTAACGCCGTTGTTCGCCAAATGGTGAGGGAATGTATCAGGCAGGCGACGGCTAAAGCCAACGTAGAGATAGACAAAGATCAAACCAAATTGGAGATACCTTGGGATGAACTACATCTCCCACGCGAGGAACACTGAAGAACTCAAGGTCGAGTTCTTGTCAGACATACGCCGGCGTCTCGCCATGATCGACGGCTACATCAAAGCTGTGTCCAGATCACAGGCCGAGAAGTCGCGTCTAGCCTGCGCTGAGAACGAGCTAAAGGCCATGCTCGAATATTGGGAGAAGGTTGAGATAGTCCGGCCGAGGCGCAGACCCAAGGAAGACACATCTGTTGGCGTCCCACTACCGCATATCTCTAGCAGAAACTAAGAGGATACCCTATGCCCGACCCCACTACCCGCTTGCGCCAGAGACATCACCTCTGTCCGAGCCCGATCCCAACTCCCTAAACGAACTCATAGAGAGTCGGATCGACGATATGTTCAACAAACCATCTCTTAAGATCACCGACGCTGATCTTAAAGTCATGGTCGAATATTACCAAAAGGAGCGGCTTAGGTTCAAGATCGAGTCAGATCAGAAGGACCAGAAGCCCAAGGGCACTCGGAGCAAGAGGGCTCCAACGTCAGTGGCCGATGCCATTGCAGGCACAGCGGACATGCTCTGATGAACGACACTGTTGATCCAATTGAAAGAATAACTCGGCTTAGCTTCTCCAAGACCAGATGGAAGCACCAATTAGCGTGGGACTCGACTTCGCTGTCGGCGCTGAAGCTATGCCCCAGGTACTACTACTATAATATCATCATGGGCTATGTCACCAGGGCCGAGAATACCCACCTAAGATGGGGAACCGAGTACAACAACGCCCTAGTGACCTATAATAGGCTCAAGGCTGACGGCAAGTCTCACGAAGAGGCTATGCTCGGTGCTTTGCGGTATGCCCTGACCTCAACCTGGGACGACAAATTGGAAAGGCCCTGGACCTCCGATCTACCGAACAAAACCAGAGAGACCCTGATTAGGTCCATCATCTGGTACTTGACTCAGTTCGAGGAAGATACACTAAGGACCGTGACATTGAAAGAGGGCGAGGCCGCAGTAGAGCTGCCATTCCACCTCCGCCTCGAACAAGAGTCGGGCCTAACGGGCGAAGAGTACTCGCTCTGTGGGTATATAGATCGCGCCGTTGTTATTGATCCTGATGAGAGGCGATGGATCACGGACTGGAAGAGCACGCGCTACGCCCTAGACGAGAAGTACTTCGCCCAATACACGCCGAATAATCAAGTATCACAGTATAGCTTTGCGGCGAACATGATCTCAGGCCGGTTGATCGAGGGCGTTATCATAGACGCCGTGCAACTAGGTGTGACCTTCTCCCGGTTCCAACGCGAGCGCATCACCAGAACCAAGCCTCAGCTTGACGAATGGGTCAAGGACGCGATGCACTACATTCGGCAGAACGAAGACTATGTGGCGAACGACTATTGGCCACAGAACGATACTTCGTGCGATAAGTATAATGGCTGTCCGTATAGAACAGTTTGTGCTGCATCGCCTGAGGTTCGGCCCAAGTTGCTGGAAGGTTTGTTCCATCGCCGTACTTGGGACCCCCTGACAGTCAGAGAGGTCTAGTCACGACGAGAGCCTAGAGGTTCTCGCGCTCGTAATTTGTGGTAAAAAGTAGACATACCCAATCACGCAACACTAGCAAAGGAGAAGTCAAGCCGAACACCCCACAGGGGGCAATTAGATATACAACCGTAAACATGGAGTTATGCTATGTCTGGTATCTTAGACGCCGTTAATGCCCCGGCCAAGTTATTGCTCATCGGCAAGTCTGGCTCGGGAAAGACAGGCTCTTTAGCTGCGCTGGTAGCAGCCGGCTATAACCTGCGGATCATCGACACGGATAAGGGTGTGAGGCCCCTAAGATCATTACTTACTGACCCACACTATCCCTACGCTAAGATCATCGCTCACCGTAACATAGACCTGAACAGGGCCGTTCGCTACATCCCCATCGACACTTCGATGAGGCTGAAGACGGTCTTTCGTAAGACACCGGGAGGCAGTACCAATACTAGTGAGAGGCTGTTAGCTCCCGAACATGGCAGAGCCTGGGACCAAGTGATAGACCTTCTCGACAACTGGAAAGATGGTGATCTAAAGCTCGGCTCTATCCGAGACTGGACCCCCAACGATGTCCTCGTCTTGGATAGCTTCTCGACGCTCGCCATGTGTGCCTACTACTTCAATCAGAGCCTCAACGCCAGACTCGGCGCCAGGGAAGAGGGCTTCGACTACCAGCGAGATGTAGGCGGGGCACAGAGCCAGCTTCGTCGCACCCTAGAACTACTCTACGACAGTAGCGTCGGCTGCAACGTCATCGTCATCAGCCACATCACTTGGGTTGATGAGAGCAAAGGGGTTGCCGAGAGACCTAGAACAGTCTCAGAAGATGGGAAGAGTATACCCTTGTCGAATCCCGATGGCTACCCATCAGCCATAGGGCGGGCTCTGTCGCCACAGATCGGCAAGTACTTCAACGATATGTTTGTGGTGCGTAGTTCTGGCAGTGGCGAACACGTCAGACGGACCATATCCACCGTGCCGCAAGAGGGTGTACTCGCTAAGAACTCAGTCTACCTCAACAGAGACTATCCTGTTACCTACGGCTTAGCCTCTATCTTCGCCGCTATCAGAGGCCAGCCCCAACCACAAGAGCTAATCAACGCTTGCGAAAACAAGGTTACACCACTACCGCAGAAACCGCCGACACCTGCGGCATAACTAGTCTACTGTCGGCAATCACCTACCTACTCACCAAAAGAGGAAAAAATGGCAACATCATTCCGTGAACTTCTCTCACAAGAAACCGACAAAGTAGAACGCCCCAGGGCACTCGCTGTCGGCCACTATATGGGCGAAATCAAAGGGCATGAGTTCGGCCACTCCCGGAACAAGCAGACCCCCTACGTCAGGTTTCTGCTGACACCAGAGTCCGAGTGCCCCGATGTGACCCCGACCGGCGGAAACGACGGCGTGGACCTCACCCGCAAAGAACTCCGCAAAGACTTCTACATCACACCGGCGGCACTATATCGCCTCAGTGATATGCTCGATGCGGTGCTCGGCCAGGAGTCAGGTCGTACCTTTGACGAGCGCATCCCCGACACTCGCGGCGCGAAGGTTATGTTCGCCGTCTCGCAGCGAGAGAACGAGGAAGGCACCGAGACCTTCAACGACATCGGCTCTATCGTCAAAGCCTAGCCTAGTCTAGCCTAGCCTGCGACCTGGGCATGTCGGTAAAAGGCCCACCCTAACCATGAACGCCGGGGAAGTGCCATGCAGAGCGCGTATCCGCAGCTCGATCCGCGAGCTATCGTAGTCCGCAGGGAGACTAGGCAACGTCGGGAGAATATGAACGATGTCGAAGACCTACGGGCGTCTATTAAGGCAATCGGGATTATCAATCCTATTGTCGTGCGTCGTGTCAACGAAGAGATTATCTTGGTCGCCGGTGAAAGACGCCTCAAAGCCAGTCTTGATCTCGGCCTTACGTCAGTGCCTATACGCGACTTTGCTTCACTCACTGAGGAAGAAGCCGAGATCATCGAACTTGAAGAGAACGTCAAGCGCAAGGAACTCACTTGGCGAGATCAGGTTCGGGCCGTCGGGAGAATACACCTACTATACAAGAAGAACAACTCGAACTGGAAGATAGAGCAGACGGCAGAAGCTATCTCGCTCCACCATAGCCATGTAAGAAAGATCCTCCATGTCTTCGACGCTCTTGCCTCCGGGCGCATAGATCGCGCCGAGTCGATTGAGCAAGCCTACAATACGCTTCATAGGTTTAGTGAGCGGAAGGCCGAGAGCATCGTCGGCGATATCATCGTCAACGCCGCTGCCATCTTCGGCAACGTCAACGACGCTATCACAGCCAGTGCCACCGTAGCCGCCGGCAATACCTTCGTCGCCACTCATGCTGAGACCACGGCCGAGGCTAAGTCCCCCACCGCAGAGACCAGACCTGGTGATCCCATCATTTGCGCCGACTTTCACAAATGGGCCAAGGTCTACGACGGACCTAAGTTCAGCCTCATCCACTGTGACTTTCCCTATGGCAACTATAAGGGCGGCGACAGTATGGGCTCTCTATCGACTACCGAAGTCGAAGAGTTCTACGACAACACCGAGTCGGTCTATTGGAACTTGTTAACAACCCTGACCGATAACTTAGATCGCCTCATGAGCTATTCGGCGCATCTAATGTTCTGGTTCAACATGAACTTCTACACAGAGACCGTGGCGAAGCTACGCAAGGTAGGGTTATATGTGCATGACCATCCCCTTGTCTGGCACAAGACGGGTGGTCCTGGCGGGATAGGTGTTGTTCCCGGCAACGCAGTTACCCACCCTCGGCGGACTTATGACACGGCTTTGCTAGCGGTGAGGGGAAGCAGACCCCTAGCTAAGCCGGGGCATAACAGCTACGCCGCGCCCACTGTCGGCAACAAGATACACCCAAGCCAAAAGCCTGAGCCTATGCTAAGGGTTTTCCTGTCCATGCTTGTGGATGAGACAACTACCATGCTTGACCCCACTTGTGGCTCTGGCGCTGCGCTGCGGGCCGCAGAAGACCTAGGCGCTAAGGCTGTGCTTGGCTTGGAGCTAGAGGCAGAATACGCTAAGACTGCCAATATCAAGACACTTCAAGCCAGGGTTCTGCGCCAAGCTGGTGCCATCCGCAAAGACTTAACGGGAACAGACTTGCTATGACAACGCCAAGGGTGCTCAACCTAAAGACCGACAAGATCAGCGGCAGCGCGGTGTTCATCGGCCGACCAAGCAAGTGGGGCAATCCCTTCCATATAGGTAGGGATGGGACTCGGCACGAAGTCATCGCCCGCTACATGCAATACTTGTTCGCTAGTCCAGAGCTACTGGCTGCGTTGCACGAGCTTAAGGGCAAGGACCTCGTATGCCATTGCTCACCGAAGCCATGTCACGGCGATGTGTTATTGGAATTAGCAAACAAGGACGAGCTACTTAAGGAGATGGCCGAACGTGAGTAAGATCGTTCTTGTTGGCGAAGCCTGGGGCCGACGTGAGGCCATGTTCGAGCATCCATTTGTCGGCGCCAGTGGGGCTGAACTCGCCCGGATGTTGAGTGAGCAGGGCCTCGCCCCGAGTCTCCAGATCAAGTATCCCTCTGAACTAGACATGATACAACACTGGAAGCTAGTGAAGCGCGAGTCTGATATAGACCTCGCCAATGTCTTCAACACTCATCCAGATGACGATAACATCTTACATTTCTTCCAATCGGTGAAGGATGGCGGTGTGGCCGAGCTAGGTCCACTTAAGCCAGGCAAGTATGTCAGGCCCGAGCTTAAGCCCCACGTAGAAGCCCTTTGGTCTAAGATCGACCAGGACAAGCCGACTTTGGTTGTGGCTATGGGTAACACGCCATGCTGGGCCATACTTGGCGAGACTAAGATCAGCACCATCCGCGGAACGGTTAAGAAGAGCCCCAGACTCGGTGTCAAGGTCCTACCCACCTATCACCCGGCGGCTGTTCTACACCAATATAACCTACGCACCGTCGTATTGCAGGACTTGGGTAAGGTCAAGCGCGAAGCTGAGTTCCCCGAGATCAGACGCATCACACGCTACGCTATCCTTGACCCGACACTAGACGAGATAAGAGAGTGGATGCAAAGGCCGGCGGAGTTCTACTCGGTTGATATAGAGACCGACCCAGCATTGCCTATCTCCATGATAGGCTTTGCTCGCTCCCATGACGATGCCCTAGTCATCCCTTTCTATGACCCTAAGAAAGCGAATGGCTCCTATTGGTCTGTTTCTGACGAAGTAGAGGTTATGAGATTGGTTGATCTCTTGCTCAAGAAGCCGATACCTAAGGTCTTTCAGAACGGCGTTTTTGATCTGAGCCACTTGCTTCGCATTGGGTTCAGGCCAACCATGTGCAACGACGATACTATGCTTCTGCATCATGCCATATATCCAGAGCTACTTAAGGGACTAGGCTTTCTCGGCTCCATCTATTCAGATGAGATCGCATGGAAGCCCATGGGTAAGAAAGGCAACAACCTACTAAAGAGGGATGAATAATGAATGAGATGACCCATCATCCGATATACTACGGCGGCGAAGACAATCTCTATGAGACGATTAAGGTCATAGAGGCTTGGGGATTGAACTTCCATCTCGGTAACACCGTGAGGTATATCTCTCGCGCAGGGAAGAAGGATGACAACAAACTCGAAGACCTTAGAAAAGCCGTATGGTACCTATTGCGCGAGATCAACAGACTCAACCGAGAGCCAGTGCACAAGCCTGAGCCGATGCCAACGTCATCCGCCCCAGTTCCAGCACCTTCGGCTGAGGGTGAGAAAGTATTCGGCACACTCGCCTGGATCGACGACGAAGACACAACAAAGTCGAAGACAGGGCGTGTTCATCGTAGAGTGGCACTGCAAAGAGTGCCACGCCGAAAGGGCAAGAAAGTCAAGGGAAAGAAAAGGTAATGCCAGTCGTGGCCTTGCATGAGCTAGACGTAGACTCGGGCAATCAACAGGCTTATAATGCCTTTGATTGAGATGATGCTTCGTGGGTTTAGGGTAGACCCCGGCAAGCGCGAATTGGCAATCCAATTGGTCAAGGCCGACATGGCCCGGCTCGACCACATCATCCAGACGTTGGTCAACGCCGTATGGCTCAAAGGTATCAACCCGAACTCGGGCGATCAACTCAAGGACTTGTTCTATAACCATCTTGGCATCAGGCCAATTACCATCTGGGTCAAGGGTGAGTTAAAATATCCGATGGACAGGCAAGTTCTTGAGAAGATCGAGGACTACTTTCAAGCCCGGCCTATTGTCAGTGCCATCCTCGCCTTTCGCGACATGGAGAAGCAACTCCAAGTATTGACGAAGCAAGTCGATCCCGATTGGAGAATGAGGACCAGCTATAACATAGGCGGAACTAAGACCGCTCGGTTTAGTTCATCTAAATCACCCACCGGCACAGGGGATAACCTACAGAACGTTGCTGAACATCTGCGCCATGTCTTCATCACCGATCCGGGTATGATACTGTGTGGCATAGACGCCGAGCAGAGCGATAGCCGTATGGTCGGATATATGTGCGGAATGCTATTCAGCGATTGGAGTTATCTTGATGCCTGCGAGTCCAGCGATCTACATACGGTTGTCGCTCGCATGGTCTGGCCGGAGTTACCTTGGACCGGCGATGATTTAGAAGACCGAGCTATTGCAGCCCGCCCCTTCTATCGGCACCACTCCTATCGCAATGCTTGCAAACACATGGGGCATGGGACGAACTTCCTCGGCAAAGGCACGTCCATCTCAAAACAAACCGGCGTTCCCACTAAGCTAGTTGATGAGTTTAGGGAAAGATACTTCGATAAGTATCCGTGTATACCTAGACTACAGGCATGGACCGCTGAGCAAATCCAGCGCAACAAGAGGTTAACCACTATCCACGGCCGGACCAGAGATTTCTTCGACCGGCCCGAGGCTGATGAGACCATCCGAAAGGGAATGGCCTACCTCGCCGCTGCCGCTACAGCAGACAACCTAAACCTGGGCATGTGGCGGATATGGAAGCACATGCCCGAAGTCCAACTCTTGGCCCAAGTACACGACGCGGTGTACTTTCAGTTTCGCGAAGATATGGACAGGAGGGCGATAGTAAAGAAGGCACAAGACCTATGCGTTACTACACTTAGATGTGGCCAGCGTCAATTCACTGTTCCGACTGTAGCCAAGCTAGGCTATAATTGGGGCGATGTTAGCCCAATCAATCCGAAGGGCCTGGACAAGCCGGATTACTATTATGTATGATTGGATAGAGACCTATATGGAAGAGACTAGTAGCACCTCCGCCCCGATGGAGTTCCGACTCTGGTCGGCCATCACTGCCATTAGCGGCGTGCTCGAACGCAAGGTCTGGACCCATGGCATGAACGGGCCGATATATCCGAACTTGTTCACGGTACTAGTGGGTTCGCCGGGCGTAGGCAAGAACTCGGCCATCAACCCGGTTCGCAACCTATGGGCGCAGGTTAAGGGACTGCAAATAAGCCCGAGTAACGTGACCAAAGCCGCGCTCATAGACGCTCTAGCCAAGGCCCTCCGTACTGTGCCAACCGCCGATGGCAAAGGCGCTTTGATCTTCTCTTGTTTAGTGGTGCCGGCGCCAGAGTTCGGTGTCTTCTTCCCTAGCCATGACACGGCCTTCTTATCGGTGCTCAATGAAATATACGACTCGCAGCCGATCTATCGTGAAGAACGTCGGACCCATGGTGCGGTGGAGATCACTAAACCCTATCTAGTCTTACTAAGTGGAACCCAACCGGACTTTCTTAGTCAGTTCTTCCCCGACGCCGCGTGGGGCCAGGGCTTCACCTCGCGCACAATCATGATCTATTCCGAAGGCGGACCTGTCGGTGACATCATCGGCAAGGGCCGAGCCACTACCAACAACGGCCTCGTCGTTCACCTACAGAAGATGAGTGAGCTTGTGGGCGAGATACACTGGACCCAAGAAGCCGCCAATGAGATCAACGCTTGGCACCGGATGAAGTGCCCACCCATGCCCGAACACTCTAAGCTAACCCACTACTGTCCCCGTAGATCACTACACGTCATCAAACTCTCGATCATAAGTGCAATCTCGCGCGGTGGAAAGTTTGAGATAGGCATAGAAGATTTTGAGAGGGCCAGGGATTGGCTACTAACAGCGGAGGCAGTTATGCCCGATATCTTCAGGGCCATGGGTGCTAGGAACGACGAAGAAGTTGTCAAAGAGCTTCACCTGCATTTGCATCGGCTCTGGTCTAGCGTAGCTGTCAACAAGAGAAAACCCTTGCCAAGCGAGGAAATCTGGAAGTATCTCTTGCCAAGAGTCACTAGCGATAGGATACCGAAGCTGATAGATACAGCAGAAAAGACGGGATATATCCGTCGCGGGAGATATCCCGACGAGTGGGAGCCGAGGCCCATGACCTCACACTTCGGCAGTTTGTAACCTTATGGAGAACGTGCTATGGCTATTCTCGTCCTTGACGAAAGCACTGATCTGGTTGAGCTGAATGTCTCCGAAGTCGAAGACCTGCTCGAAAGCCATCTGGAAGATTACGAAGACCTCGCCAAGAAGCTACAGAAGGCGATGAGTGATATTGGGGACAATGGTGGGTCGGCCTATGTTGTCCTCAGAGTGTCTAGGAAATAAAGGCATGAGGCTAGTCGTAGTAGTGCGCGATGTTAGGCTCAAGATAGCCCATACATTAGCGCACTACTTCGATGACGAAGCCGCCGCAGCCTACGTCGCCAGGAAGACACAACGAGAACTAGATAACAAGGGGCTGGACCTATATGCTTATGTCGAAATCCCAGATGACCGCAATCGCCGAAACTTTGCGCCAAGTCCACCCCGGCGAGTTCGCAAAGCGTATGACTTCGATAAAGAACGGCGAGGGATTGGACAGCGGCGGTAGGCGACTACTGGCACAGAACTTAGTTGACGAGACCCTACTGGGCCTCGGCTATGGAGAAGGTCTAGCTATACTAGAATGGATTAGAAAGCAGGTATAGCGTGGTGCGATACCCTTCCGTGAGTCCCCTCACCTCA